TAGTAGATACGACCTTCAACTAATGAACCACTAATTCCTTGTGGGTCAGTATTTACTTTATATTCTGCTAATTTGATTGCTTGAGTAGTTGCAATTCTATGAGATAAAATGAAGTTAATTCCTTCTGGTAGGAAGTTGCTAGGTACTTTTTGGATTGTTACTCCATCCATATTAGCAATTATTCCTCTTATTCTCATATCTTGACCAATTTCAGTTTCTAATACTGCATTTTTATCTTGTTTTAATAATGTATAGAAAGCTGGTGTAACTGTTGCTACACGACCTTCTGTTGGTACATATTTTTCATCAAAATATTCTGTACCAGCTAGAATAGAAGTATAAGCACTGTTTGATGTGATTGTTTCTGTTTCAACTTTTCCTGCTCCTTCTACCATTTTTCCATAAGTATATCTATCAACTTCTGGTATTACTACTTCACGAAGTTGTCTTGCAAGTGCAGAACCAGCATTTAATGCTCCTAAAGTTTCATCTTCATCCATTTTATCAATAGCAAAAGTGAAACTTCTATCTTTTTCCATACTTACTTCTTGTACTTCTGTTGATAAATCATTAATAGCTCCATATCTTGAAACCATTGTTGTATCACTTGTATCTACTCTTGAAACTATTGGATTACCGTTAGCATCTACTGTTACAGGACGTCCATAGTCGTTCATTGGTGCTGTTCCTACTGTATAGATTTTAATTGAACGAGTACCTATGAAATCATAATCTCTATTTGTTACTAGAGATGTTTTACTCTCATTAGAGAACTTTTCATCTACTAATGGAGAAAACTTTGTTACCAAATTAATAACTGACATTTTTTATTCCTCCTAATTTTTTAATATTCTGCTTTGAAACCTTCTATAAAAGGGTCAAGCACATAGCCTTCTTTCTTTTCTTGAGGAGTTGGGTGTTGTAACTTAGTATTTAAGTAATTTTCTAAATCCTTATTTCTTAAATCTACTAATTCGTCAATTTTACTTGTTATTGTTTCAGCTGTTTCCTTTGAAAAATCAATAAGGCCTAAATAACCAATAGGAAGTCCTTTATCTGTCGCTATATCACTAGCAGTTTTATATAAGTTACCTGCATCTAACTGAGCTTTTAAGCTATCTCTTTCTTTGTTAGATTTCTCTAATTCATACTTGAGCTTTTGCTCTGCGTTCATTTTAGCAAGTTTTTCTGCTTCGCTGACCTTAGCTTGATATTCTTCCTCCCACTTAGTTTTAGCAGTATTTAAAGATTTATCTACCAATTTATCAAACTCCCTTTGATATTCAGGGTCCTTTAATAAATCAGTAAATGTAGCCTTTTGTTCTACTGCTGGTGTTTCTTCTTGTTTTGTTTCATTAGCTGTTACTGTTTCTCCTTCAACTGCTTCTTCAGCAAATCTCTGGATATTTAATTTCATCTTATTCATCGTATTTCCTCTCTTTCCCCATCTCATTGTATTACTACCCCAAGACATTGAACTTCTTTTTATGAACTATGAAATAGAATAGGTTTCCCTACCTAATAGAATTGTACCATATTACATAAGAAATTGTCAAATCAATAAAAAAAGATACCTAGTTGGTATCTCTTATAGGATATATTGTACTTCTACAATGATGTATATGATTATCAATAGGTGGTAGATTTTCCCCTACTTTTAATCCTTTTGTAGTATATAATACTTCTTTCTTATCTATATCACTATATCTATAATATTTGTTGACTTTACTTACATCAAATATCTGTCCATTCAAACTACTGCACATATCTGTTGTTTTTTCATCCATAGTTGCTACAAATTGTACTTTCTTTATTCCTTGGTCAATCATTCCTTTTAAAGCCATTTGATTTGCTATAAATACCATAATATCATCTAATGGACCATAATATTCATCTTGGTATCTTTCTGTTTCTTCTATATCCTTTTTTTTTGCTATATAGTTTCTTTCTTGCTTCTCAAATAACTTCTTAAAATCATCTGCTTCTACATCTAATGGCCTTTCTGCTTGTATATTAGTCGCTACCTGCTTAAATAACTGCTCTGCATTATAACTTATACTTCCTTGCTTATAATCTTTCCAAAAAGCATTATTAAACTTGCTCATAGCTATTAATTGTAGTAAATATGCTTCTGGTACAGTTAAAAACCTATGTTTTTCTTTATCTAATACTGTATCTGCTTCAATTTGAGCTTCTTCATATACTATTATAGATACTTCTTGGAATAACTCATTTTCTATTATTTCTCTTTTTAAATCTCTTTTGTAGTATTCTATAATAAATAATGCAGTTAGATACTCACTATATCTTAACTTCTTTTTTGTAACATATTCGTTAAGTATATAACCTACATATCCTTCTATATCAGCTTCTTTCTTTAATTCATTTACTTTTGTTCTTAATATTCTTTGATATTTACTATCTACATAATTAAATAAGTCATCATATTTAACTTTTATTCCATCAAAGATATGCTGTATCTCATTTATCATATCTTCATTTAACTTCTTATTTTTATTATAGAATAGAGTGAGCTTCTTATCTACTTCACTCCATCTTTTCTTGAGTATTTTATTATTCATAATCCACCTCAATACAATTTTACCATAAAAAAAGAAATAAGTAAAAACTACCTATTTCTATTTGAAATACTTTTCTAATTCTTCTTTTGACATATTCATTTTGCTTTTAATTAGCTTTTCTCTACTTGCTTCGCTGACTATTCCTCTTTCAATTTGACTATCAACTATTTTTTCTGCTAATTCTCTTTTTGTAGGAGTTTCATTTGTTCTAGTAGTTCCTTTTCTTTCTTTAAATCTTTCTATTATTGCTTTTGTATCTTTGTTATTAGTTATAAATCCTTTTTCTTCTAATGTTTTTAATACTTGTTTTTCTTTAACACCATATACTCCAGCAAAATAATCAGTTTGTGGGTCACTTACATCATTTACATTTCTAATATGATATCCTGTTGCCCCTGTTTTTGTAACTACTATATTCCCATATTGTTTTTCATCACTCCAACTATTCATATTTCTTAATTCTTTTCTTACCTGTGATATAGTAGGTTTTTTATCTGCATCTTTATTAAAACCATAATTATATTTACTATCATCATAACCTATTGTTTTATAAATCTTATCAAGATTTTCTTGTGTTAATTTTTTTGCTTTTTCACTATTACCTGATTTCATATCTGCTACATAACCTTGATATGGATATTTTTCATCTGCATCATATTCTGCTAATCTTTGTCTTGCTTCTTTTTCACTAAATACAAGTTCTCCACCTAATCTATCACTTTTACCATTTACATAATTATTATAGTTTTCTCTACTATTTATCCAATTTCCAGCTTTATTTTGATATACAATATTATTTCCAAAACTATCAACTATTTTATTTTCTTTTACTCTATTTGCTATTTCTTCCTGTTTAGTCATTCCTGTACTTCTATTTCTAATTCCATCATATTCTACTTTTTTATATTGTCCTTTTGCTATATTTTCTTTTAACTCATTTTCTTTTACTCTATATTCATTACCTGCTTCTCTTACTATATATTTACCAGAAACATCTTTTGCTACTACATTTAATGATGTTCCATCTGGACTTTGATATTTATCACTAATTCTTATTGTATCATCATTTAACATTTTTTCTTTTACAGCTTTCACATCATATTCTGTATTTCTATTTTTGATTTCACTACCTGTAATTTTTCCATATTTACCATTAGCATAACTTGGGTTTTCTTTTAAAAAATTTTGTTTTGCTTCTTCAAAATCTTTTCCTTCCCATTCTCCTAAATCATTTTCACCAAAATAACTTGATGTCTTTAATTTATATGTTTTTGTATTTCTATTTTTAGATGTTTCATTTTCAAGTGCTTTTTGTCTATCATATTCTTTTCTTATAAATGTATCATCATCATCTTTTGTAAAATTATTTAATTCATTTATACCTTTTTGCTTTAAGTATTCTCTTTTTTCTTCAAAAGTTGGTTCTTTTAATTCTTTAGGCATTTCAGTATTATAATTTCTATATCTTTCTGCTCTTGTTTTAGAATTATAATCTATCATTTTTGAAGCACTTTTATCTTCTATTTGATTTTCATAAGCTTCAACTTTTTCTATTGTACTTCTTGCTTTATCCTCTAATTTTTGTTCTTGCTCAAATGATATATATTTTCCCTTTTCTTTTTGTCTTTCCATTCTGTTATATGATTTTTCATATTGCTTTAACTCATATTCCGCCTTGCCTTTATGATATTCACTTCTACTAATATCACTAGCTTTGTTTGGAACTCCTATTGTTCCATCTTCAAATACAGGTATTCTAGCCTTTCCTCTGCTAAACCATCTTTTAACTACTTTACCATTAATTATTTCTGGTGTTTTTGTCATCTTAATTCCTCCTCTTTATTTGCTTGTATTATACTATTTTTTCATTAAAAAGTAAAGTTTTTCTTACTCTTTTACTTCCTTATCTTGTTTATTATTTATTTTACTCATAGCACTTGCTTTTTGTACTTCTTTGTCTAAATCTTCTTGTTCTTGTTCTTCTATCTTAGTAATTTCACTATTTGCATCTAAATCTAATGGTAATCTTTCTATTATTGTTTCATCACTTACTAATCCACGAAGTTTCATATACATATCTATTACTTCATTTTCATTAGCTGGTAGGTTCTTATTTAATGTAATTTTTATATCTCTAAAATCATACTTAGTACCTTTCAAATTAAATCTATTAAATATCAATTCCCATCTTCTTTTATATGCCATTTTAAGTAATTGTAAAGCTTGTGTAGTTACTTGTTCTAATGTAAAGAACTTTCTATCAATAGCACTTGCATTATCTGCTTTTGTAAATCCTAAATCTGTTGTTTGTGGTACTCCTGTTATCATCATTATTAAATCTATATATGTTTTTAATGTGTTTTGTGTACTTCCATCATCTATATTCTTTATAATCCAATCTATATCTCCATCATCTGGAGTATAAAATACAGGTGCTTTTAATAATTGCTCATCAAACATCTTTCTTACAGGGTTTTCTACTAATTCGCCTTTATCATTCTTAATTAATAATTCATCTTGTGGCCTATATCCTGTTACCTTTAGCTTAGCTTTATCATTATACTTAAATGTATTCTTAACACTTTGTAATAATTCTTCATAAGCTTTTATTAAATCTACTACAGGTTCAAATAAACCTATTCCATCTGGTACTTCTACTACATCATAAGGTACATCTCCCCAATTATGATTTTTTTCTTCTTCATCTGTGAACTCCTCATAATTATTTCCACTACCTTTAAAAACTCTAGTTCCTCTTTTATCTGTTAGCGATACAACTGTTGTAGTTTTACCATCTAAATCTTGCTCATCATATAAGTTTACTATACCTATTAGATTTCTAGGTACACTATAATCCCATATTGCTTGTGTTTGTAAAGGGTCCTTTCTAGTATATACTATTTCATTATCACTATTTTCATATAATATCTCATAGCAAGTACCTGTAATAAGTAAATCTTTTACTAATGTATAATTCTCTGTACCATCATCATTATAATCAACTATATGGTCAATTACTAGCTTCATACTGTCAGCATAATCTTCACTAGGTATTATTTTTTGAAATATCTTCTTTAATATTCCTTTTTTCTTATCATCACTTGTTACTTGAACCTCATAAGTTGGTTCTTTACCACCTAGATACCCACTTGCATTATCTATAATATATTTTTCAAATGATATATTTAAGTTCCCTATGCCTTTAATTAAATCACTATCATTTTTCTTTCTTCTATATCTCTCATATAGTTTTTCTTTCTTACTAAGTTCTTTCTTAACTGTTTCAACTAATTTTGGTATATCATCTTTGTCTAGTTTATCTAAATTGCTAATTTGTATCATACCTTAACCTCCTTCTCATATCTATAACTACTTTTTCCTTACCTGTTGCTATCTTCATTGCTTTCTTTATAGATTTTCTTTTACCTTCTTTTTTTGTGTTTATATAAAACTTATAATGTTCTTCATCTTCAAACATATATCCTATATATCCCACTATTAGAGGTACCGTTTCATCTTCACTCATATCATCTACTATTACAATCTGTTCTTTTGTTTCATCTAACTTATCTACCAAATAAGGAAGTATTCTTCTTATAGCTTTCTCACTATTACAAGTATATAATATGTAACTTTTCTCCATAAACTCTCCTATATTATACTTATATTTCCAAATACTAATGTATTTGACTTTGTTTCTTCTTCTATCGCATATCTTGTAGCATCTATACTATGGTTATTAGCATCTGGGTATTTACTTTTAAATACTCCATACTTATCCCTTTCATATTCGTAAGTTCCAAACTCCCTTGCTGTATTTGGACATCTTACATTATCAATTATTATTTCTTCTAAATCTTGTAGCCATCTTATACCATATTCTACACTATCTGGTCCTTTCTTAGCTCCTCTTACATACATTTTACCTAAGCTATTTAATTTATCTATTGACTTAGGTTCTGCACTATCAGCAGTAATCTCTGCTCTACTTATTTTCTTTTCTAATATCTTTTCCCATAATCTCTCATTAGATAAGCTATATCCATATACCTCACTAAAAATATACAATTTTTTTCGTGTTTTGTCAAAATGGCATTGTATATAACAAGCTGGGTCAGTTGCATATCCAAAATCTAATCCATCATATATTCTGTCAAATGTTTTTATCTCATCATCAGTTATTTCTCTAATAGTTAGATTTTCAAATACAGCTCCCCCTGTACCTGTTGCTTCTCCTAAATATTCATTCTTATATGCCAATTCATTAGTTTCTTTTAAGTGTTCTGCTTCTATGTAAAATGGTTCTCCAAGCCATTCTCTTGGTACTGATAAATAAGTTGACTTATGTAATAATTTATCTGGTCTGCTTTCTAAAGCTTCTGCATTTACCCAATTATTGATACTTTTAGGTGGGTTATAAGAATAGAATACTACAAACTCATTACCACCACGCATAAGTGTTTGATTGATATTACGGATTTCTTCCATACCAAAAAACTCACTTACTTCCTCATACCATATATACTTACAATATCCTTGGCTAAACTTTGTTGACTTTAATTTCTGTGGGTCATCACTACCTCTAAATAGTATCTTATTACCATAAGGCAAATAAGTAAGCTCTAATGGACTTTTTGTTACTTGCCAATATTCGCTTACTCCTAATTTATCTAATGCCCATAAAATCTGGTTATATACACTATCTTTAATTGTATTACTAATTTTTCTTAATATTACACAATTAGCTTCTGGGTCCTTCATCATACCTAATGGTATTTCTATACTAATAAAACTTGACTTTGTACTAGCACGACCACCACTTAACCAATAATGTGTATATTTATGTTCTTTTAAAAACTTATGTACATCATAAAATGAGGGTGCTATTATGCTTTTTAAGTTTACATTCATAGCATATTCCCTCCTTTAATCTATATCATCTACTATTTTAGGTACTTCTCGTACTTCTTGTACTTCTACAGGTTTTTGACCTATTGTATCTCTTAATGTATTAAAGGCATTTACATCTCCCTTTAAAGCTTTTTGATACATAGCTATAACTAATGCCATCTGGTTATTCATTTCTGTTTCATCTATACCTAATTCCCTTAGTTGTTCTTTTGTCTTATTACTCTTAATAGGTAGTTCCAATAATAGCTCTATATTTTCTTTTATTAGTTTTCTTTGTTTTTTAGCAATACCACTTGCTATTCCACCTTTTCTACCTAATTCCTTAGCATCTTCTTTTGTTATACCACCGTGTTTTAGATTTTCTAACCTAGGATTTTTATTAGCCATTTTATCACTTCCTTTTAATCTTGCTTTTTATTTTTTCAACTTCAACTCTAGTTACTACACTATCACTATTGTCTTCCGTATTATGTTCTATTATTAAATATCTATTATGGTTTTTTACTAGCTTCACAGCTTTTTCTAATGAGAAAGTATCTTTTATATGTTCATATTCTGCTTCTCCAATATATACTCTATATATCATTTTTTATCACAGAAAGCATCAACTAATGTTTGTATTATTTTGTCTTTCTCTTTTATTCTATCATTTAAGCTCGTTATTTCAAAATCTCTTATATGTACCATATCTTCTAATCTTGATATTTCATTTATATATTCATTTATTAATTGCTTTTGGTTTTCTATAATTTTAGATTTCTTCACTTCTTCCACCTCTCATTTAATATTTTAGGAGTACATCTATCCCAATTTATTTTATGGTGTATTCTTCTAAACTTATTACCCATTGTGGATATCTTAGTACAACTAGGTGCTACAATTATAGTAAAGAAGCTCTTTACATAAGTTCCACTATCTAAATATACATCTGTCATACCACCATCATTTGCTTGAGTAGTACCTTGGTTCATCATTACATTAGCAACTGTAAACATCAAATCTCCCTTAATGCCTCTAGTAGTATATGTGTTTACATCTTCATTTATTCTTCCTATAAAATCAAATCTTCTTTCGGTTTTACAAAAAAAAGTATTCATAGCTTTTCTTGCTAATTGTTCTCCCCATACTCTACTTCCTATTCCACCTATGTAATCCCCACCTTGAGCAAAAGCAACAGTAAGTGCATTTGTTCTTTCTAAAAAATCTATCATTAATTCAAATAGCTTGTTTATATCTTTAATCTTAAAACTTGATAGTGCATCTCCTACTTGTTGTCTTCCTCTAAATTGGTCATAGTCATCATCTAGTTCTAAGAAGTATTTTAATCCTAAATCTTTAGCTATATTAAAACAAGCATTTCTTGCATATACTACTGTCTTTCTATTTTCATCATTATCTACTGTATCAAACTCTTTTGCTATTTTAGGTTTATCAAACATTATTACTTTATCTTTACCAAATACTCTATAATACTCATCTGCTTTACCATCTTCATTATCTATTACAAGATATAATCTACCCTTATATCCCATTTGTTGTAGTGTATTATATGTAACTAC